TAAAAATGTTTGTCCCTTAATTTTTATTTTCAAATGTTAAATTTAACGTAACCGTTCCCCGTTTTTAGTACCACCACTTTTTGACACCCCGTATTAAAGGGTACCCAGATATCCCACAACCACACATGCACACACAAAGAAGCCAGAGAATAAAACCTCCCTGGCATTCATCTTACAAAAGAATATCTAATATCTCCTTAATCCTATCCTTCCCTAAGACCCTCTTACCATTTCTTATCTCATAGAAGAAAGTATAATACATCTCAAGTTCTTCCATCCAAATCCTATCTCCTCCCTCCAATAAGGGTTCTATTCTCATCATATCCTCAGGATTAATCCATAACCGATACCAAACCCTATTACCTTCAGAACACCTTAGGATTCTCTTATTAGGTTTATCACTTATCACTTCAACCTTCACCATAATCAAGGGTATATTTTAGGTTCTTCAAAGGTAAGAGGAGGGAGCTTTGGTTCTCCCTCCTTTTTAATTCTCTCTAAATCATCCAAGGCACACTCTAGTATTTTAATACGGTTATCATTATGTTCCTTAGATATAGGAAACCAGAATGCTGTTCCTAGAAGGTATTCATGTCCTTCTAGGTTTTCTAATGGCATTCTATACCATATCCTACCTTCAATTCTTAATCCTTCTCCTTGCAATTTTATGATGGTAGGGTTATAATAACCAAAGTATACTATCTCGATATTAAACCTTTGTGGGGTGAACCATGGTTTAATTACATGTCTCCATAGGAAAACTTCTTCGACTAATGCAAATTCTCTACTGATGGTTCTACTCACCTCCATCAGGTCAACACATAATCCTCCTGGAGAATTTGGTATATTAATCCTTCTATCCCGAACTGTCTCAAGGACATTCTTTACAGGTAAGTAATAATTTCTTATCCTTTCTTCGATTACCTTATTCTCTTTGGAATTATAATCGATTGCAGTGTACGTAGGCTTTTCCATCCTTCTCTAATTTTCTTTCAAACCATTGGCAGGTAATACACTTTGGACTTCCTACCATTATCTGTACTTCTCCTTTAATTACTGGGCATGGATTGGTAAGCTTCTTTTGCCTACCTACCTTCTTCGTCGTTATTTCTCTGTTCATAGTTCTTAAAGTATGTGATTAATAAATATATCGGGAACAGTGGCATGATTAACCAGATAGTTAGGAAAAAGAACCCCACCCTTTTCATTGGGTGGGATGAGGTAATTACTCTGGTCATAAACCATGCAGGTATAGAGCATACGGCATATATGATGCCTAAGATTATCCAGGTTATCATTGTTCAAAGTACTTATTTACGATTTTGGATATCTTCTTATCTAACTCTACTATTAGTTCGCTGAACTCTTTATCCTTCATATCTTTTATCTTGGCTTCGATAAATTCCAGGTTTCTCTTAATAGAGAAATAAGATTTGAAGGCTTGGTAATCCAATTCGGATTTATCTGTTAGAGGTAATATCATACTTGATTTACCATCTAACCTTGTATAGAATCCATCGGGTCCCAGGGTTCTTGATACCTTTACTTTGTTACTCAGTACTGCAAACCCACCTTTCTTATCTATGGATTCTACGATTACTTTCTCCATAAGAGTTTTGCCGTCAGAGAAAATGACTTCTTCACCCTCCTTTAGCTTTTTGGTTTCTTTGTTCTTTTTCATATCTTTATTATTAAATTGTTTATGCAAATATACAAAATTAATCTGATTTAATGCAATTATTAATCATTATTTTTAAATCTGCTGCGGTAAAGGATTTCCGGTTAAGTAAGTCATCTAGTTGTTCTGGAGTTAGGATTATACCATTTGGAGTAAAAAGTTCTCTTAAGTGTGCCGGAATTATTCCCTGGAATCCCCAATTATTATACGAACCAATATACACTTTATCATTTACCATTGCAGCAATATATTTCTTGGTTGAACCCAATGACTCTCTTCTAAAGGCAGAAACTTCTAACCAAATTTTATTTAAGTGAATAGAATAATGCTGAAAATAAGGTGTAACCAAGGGAATCATTTCGTAATTAGAATCCTCTATCAGAGTTTTATCCGATTCAATAATTCTATGCCAAAAAGCACATTGAAAACAAAGTTGTTTTTCCTTCATTAATTGAGGTACTGTTTTGGCTAAATCGTAATCATCCAAATCTAATGGTGAATTACATAGGTGACATGTGAGTTTCTGTTCCATATTATTATAAATTTATATAAGATAATAGAACTCCTAACTATCATCCAGATAAGGTATACGCAATACTTTCTTTTCTTTAATGAACTTTAAAATATAACGTTATGGATAAGTTAACTAATGAAATGATTGTGGCTCTGGCCAATGATTTAGGACTGGAGCCAGCTCTTTTAAAGGCAGTACAACTGGTTGAAGGAGCAGGTAGAGATGGATTTCTAGTAGATGGTAGACCTCAAATTCTGTTTGAAGGTCACATTATGTACAAAGAAATCAAAAATAAGTTCGGTTTAGACAAGTCAGTAGCTGCTCAAAAGAGTTACCCTACGATTTGTTTCCCAAAATGGGATAAATCGAAGTACTTAGGAGGAGCAAATGAGTACAAAAGACTCAAAATTGCCAAGAAAATCGACGAAGAATGTGCTTTGAAGTCAGCTTCTTGGGGAATGTTTCAGATTATGGGCTTCAATCACCTCTATTGTGGCTGTAAAGACGTCTTCGAATTCGTGAAAAAGATGCAGGAATCTCATGAAAGTCAGTTAAAACTCATGTATTACTACATGAATAATACCAGTTGCTTGAAAAATCTGAAAGAACATGACTGGGCAGGCTTTGCTCGGAAGTATAATGGTCCTGGTTATGCTGAAAATGCCTATGACCAGAAGTTAAAAAACGCTTACGAAAACTTTAAAAACAAGATATAATGAAGGTAATTTACAACAAATTCATCCCTTTCAAGGGATACAAGGCAATGAACCTATTCGGAATTGTCTTTGTGAGAAAAGGTGCTAAGTTTGATACTTATGATTACAACCATGAGCACATTCATCTCAAACAAATGCAAGAGATGTTGTGGATATTCTACTACTTATGGTATGCAATCGAGTACCTAATCATCATGTTCTTTGCTAAGTGGAACAAACAAAGCGAAAGATACCATGATGTAAGCTTCGAAGAGGAAGCCCATAATAATGACCACGACTTGGAGTATATCCGAACTCGTAAACATTATTCCTGGGTTAAGTATGTAAAACTTAGAAGCTATAAGAAATAGGTCTTTTTAATTCGATATAGAGCTGGTTTAGATATCTTAAACTTTTGACAAAGTCCTCGTATAGTAGTGTATCTATGTAATCTTAAACATCTGATTATTCTACGTATTTTACGAGGACTTATCTTATTATAACCTCCATGGAAATAGAATCTACCCTCTTGAATACATTGTTGGGTATTTTCTTTTTGAGTTCTCCATCTAAGATTCTCAACTCTATTATCGGTACGTATATTATTTAAGTGCATTACTACTGGTAGATTATTAGGGTTAGGTATATAAGCTAAAGCAACTAATCTTGATACCTTATAATGTTTTCTTAATGATTTATATTTTAGGGTAACTAAAGGATATCCATAGGATTCTTTAAACTTTAAAGGAACCCATAATTTGTTTCTGAATACCTGGATAGACTTACCATTACCGAATACTCTAACTTTAAGACCATGTAAAATTATATCTTTATACATATTATAAAATATTTAGTTTATGAACATAAATAGATACACAGTATTAGGTGTATGCGCTGGCCAGGGAGCTTTGCTCTTCCCTTTCAGAAAACATCTGATTGGGAATATAGAAGTAAGAGGAGTATTCCATACTCCCGGTGAAGAGCAATGGAAAGCTAATTTTGGTGATATACCATTCTACAAAGGATATAACTTACCTCAATTTGAGGAGAGAGTAGATGTTATTATATCATCTCCAGACTGTGGGGCATCATCCATTATGAGGCTTTCAAAGGTAAAAGAATTGGGTAACCCTAAGGATAACAGGAGTTTAAATCTAGTAACTGCTGCAATATTAGAATATAAGCCTAAGATTTTTCTTATTGAAAATCTTCCTCGTTTGCTATCTTTGCTTCCTTATGAGTTCTTTAATTTAACCTTTAAGGACTATAAACTTATTTTTCATGAAAGGTCAGTTTCTGACTATGGGAACTCTCAAGTATCAAGGAAACGTCTAATCATCATTGGAGTGCATAAGAAAACCGGTAAGAAATACTTGAATGCTTTTGATGAAGTATTCCAAGTAAAAACTCCAAAACTTACTAGAGACTTGCTCTTTGTATCTCCTTACGGGAGTAATTATAATATCCCAATAGAAAAAACTTTGGCGATGTACGATTATCGAAAACTCCCTGAAAAGAAGAATCTGACCGTTGAGAAGATTCAAGTATTATGGAATAGTGCTTTCAAGAACGAGAAGAAATGGCCCATTAAAACTGCAAAGATGAGTACTCTCCCGGGAGTATATCGATTAGAATTAGATAAACCACCTCTAACTTTAAGACCTGCAGATAGGCAATTTAGACCCGATGGGTATCCTCTTGGGATTAATGATTTCAAGACAATCATGGGATTTCCTAAAAAATTTAAGATTTATATTGACCAAGAAAATTACCTTTATTGGTTAAACAAGGCAAGGTATACAATTGCCAAAGGTTCGGTATATGAGGTGGGGATTTGGTTTAAAAAATGTATCAAAAGGGTCTAGGTACACTTTCATGTTAATATATACTAAAGTATATATTACTCCAAACTGACCTTTGAAAAATATAGATATATAATATACTACGTATATATATCTATATTTTTATATACGTATATAGCTATTGTTTGTAGTAGATATTGAATATATGTTTTAGGATATAGGAAATTTATCTCACTACGTTCGATAAAAGGTAATCGCTAAGCGATTACCGATAGTTAGTAATAATTAAATTTTTCGTGATGATGAAAACAGATAAAAACAAGTGGAAGAACTTTGTGTTCCTTTTGCTTCTAGGATTTACTATTTACCTTTGCTTCAGGAATTACAAACTGAATTCATATATCAGTCAACTTCCTGATTCATCGGTCATTGGCATTCCTGATACAATCAAATTGAAAGAGAACTTCAAACCTGTGATACCCTATACACAATTGGTTCAGCCCCAGAGAATTCTTCTCTACGACTTCTATCGAAACAGTAGCAATTCGACTAAACCCCAGGCTTCTGATTCAACAGCGGTTATTTCGAATAGAATTAGTAGAGAAGATTCTTTGGTCCAATTTACCTTGGATAAAAACCAATTGAATCTAAGTTTATTCAACAAAGAAACAAACTCCTATTCAACGAGAATGTTTAACATGGACTTAGGTAAGTATAAGTACAATTGGTATGAAGGTCAATTAACTCAAAAAAGAATTAGAAAACTAACTCTAAGTCCATACGTTTATGGTAAATATAGGGTCTTTAATCAAATGTTAGATATAGGGACAGGCCTTTCAATCAAGACTACTAATTTCAATTATAAACTTGGTATAAATGCTTTTCATTATCCGAAGTTCTTTTCGGGAATAAAAGCTGACTTAGAGTTTTCAGTAACATATAACTTTTGATTATGGCAAAGAAGATTAACATAGAAACTAACACATCTGCTCTTACAAGGGAAGAACTAGCAACACTTGCTAAAGTTAGTAATGATGTTTTTTACTTTAGCCTTTTCACTTATGTGATACACCCTATGAGGGGAAAGGTAAGATTTGAACTTTACCCGTATCAAAAATCGGTTCTGTATAACTTCGTAAAAGAACGTTTCAATATTCTGCTTAAGTTCAGGCAAGCAGGTATTACGGAGCTTATATCTATGTACTGCCTATGGTTGGCAATGTATCATCCTAACAAGAAGATTAACATTATCTCAATCAAGGACACAACAGCAAAGAAGGTACTTAAGAAAATTAAGTTCATGTACAAAAACCTGCCATGGTATTTACAGACACCGATTATAAATGGTCGTTCGGGAGAATATGGTTCTGCATCAATGATAGAGTTCGATAATGGCTCATTCATAGAATCTATCCCAACGTCTTCAGAAGCCGGTCGTTCAGAATCTCTATCCTTACTGGTAATTGATGAAGCAGCAGTAGTTAGATGGGCAGCCCAGATTTGGGCAGCCGCTTTTCCTACTCTTTCCACTGGTGGAGCTGCTATCATCAATTCCACTCCTTATGGAGTTGGTAACTTCTACCACTCAACTTGGGTTGATGCTATTGCAGGTGGAAACCCATTTAACCCACTACGATTGTATTGGCAAATGCACCCAGAACGAGACATTAATTGGTACAATGAGATGTCTTCTGCTCTTGGAACAAAAAGAACTGCACAAGAAATCGATGGTGACTTCTTATCATCTGGAAATACGGTCTTCGACTTAGCTGATATCAAAGCTATCGAAGACTGTCTTAGTGATTATCCGGTTATTAAGAAAAGATTCAATGGTCAATATCGGCAATTCTTAGAACCAGCACCAGATAAGGAATATTTCATTGGTGCTGACGTTTCAACTGGTAGGTCTTCTGACTACTCTGCATTTACTTGCATGGATAAACAAGGAGAAGAACAAGCAGTATTCAAAGGTAGACTTTCAGTAGATAAGTATGCAAGGTTACTTGGAGATACAGGGCATTTGTTTAACTTTGCTACCATTGCTCCAGAATCCAATGATGTTGGATTAGCAGTAACTTCTGCTCTTCAAACTGAAGGTTATCCTAAACTATATTATTATCAGAAAATGCTTAAGAAGAAAGGTAAATCTAGACCTGAGGTAGATAAATCTCCAGGATGGTTAACTACACAAAAGAACCGTTCTGTTATTGTAGAGGGACTTGAACAGGATATTCGAGAAGATAATATTACTGTTAAAGACCCTTTCTTTGTTCAAGAAGCATATACCTTCATATATGATGGTTTAGGTAGGCCAGTTGCAATGGGTAAGCATAGAGCTAATAATTCTACAGTAGATGTAGACCTAGAGGGGGATGTATATGCAGATGACTCTATATTCGGTAAAGCAATCTGTAATCACATAAGAAAAGGAAAAACTAACGTAATAGTACAACCGAAATGAAAAAGCTCAATTTTAATTGGAGTTGGGGTAGAAAGAAAGACCCACCTCCTGAATCAAACAAGGAGCCAAGCAAGCCAAAAGCTGCTGCTATATCTCCTGGTAGAGTATCAGTAGATGAAGATAACTCTTTACTCAGTACTCTGAAAGGGATGACCGTAATGGTAGATCCTTCTTTTCGTGTTGAAGTAATCCCTTTGATTCGTGATTTATATAAGGTAAATCCGGATATGGGCATTGCTTTGCAGGATATGTTTAAGTTGGCAAACACAGGTCATACGGTAACATTCCCAAATAATTCAGATGCCGAAGCAGATAAGATGAGAAAACATCTTACCGAAGCTACAAAGAAATGGTCCAGATATACTGCTGGTATAGACGGTCTAGTTAATAAGATGATTGTACAATGCCTTGTTAGTGGAGCTATATCTGTTGAAGGAGTTCCCAATGATAGGCTAGAAGGTTTAGATACAGTCTTATTCCTTAGACCAGAGAACATTGTTTTCAAAAGGGAGAACAATGGAGTATATTCTCCTTACCAGAGGAATAAGAATTACTTTGTTAAGCACCAAGATTATATCAAACTAAACCCAGAAACTTATGTGTATGCTGGTATGTTTAATGATACCGATGAACCTTATGGGATTCCTCCTTTTATGGCAGCATTGGATTCATTAAAAGGTCAACATGATATGAAGGTTAACTTCAAACACATAATGGAGATGGTTGGTATGGTAGGATTCTTGGAAGCTAAGATGACTAAACCCGACCAGAATCCTAATGAAAGCTTACAAGCTTACCAGAATCGTCTTGAACGTACACTAAAGGATTTGAAAAGAAATCTTCGTAATGGCATGAAGGACGGAATAGTAACGGGTTATATTGATGACCATGAGTTTAAACTCAATTCAACTACCAAGGAGCTTGGTAATATTGAGAAACCCTGGAACATGAATCAGCAATCAGTTGCAAATGGTTTGGGAGTTAATGGAAACCTTATTGGAGTTAGTTCAACAACGGGAGAGGGAGCAACGGGTATAATGCTGTCTAAATTAATCAGCCAGTTAAAAAATATCCAAATGCTTGTAACTTATGTATTGGATTTTCTTTATTCTCTAGAACTGCGTCTGGCAGGCTTTGATAATAAGGGAATAAAGATATCATGGGGAACTTCAACTATCTCTGATGAAGTTAAGGTTCAACAAGGTCTTCAGTATAAAATCCAAAACCTGGATTTATTATATAAGGCTGGTATCATTAGCCAAGACCAATATGCTTGGGCAATGGGTTATGATTCTCCTGATGAGAATGAACCAAGAGTTTCACTTGAGGACCAATTTGCTAAAGGCGGTAACTCAGACCCTCAAGAAGGAACTAAGAAGAAGCAAAGGCAAGATGATAAAAATCAATCTGCTCGTAGGTCAAGAGATAAAACTAATCCGGCTCCATCTCGTGGAGACCAAAATACAAAAGCAAGATGAGTAAATTTACTAAAAGAAACAAAGAGCATCTTGATTCAATGGTGATTGGCCAGGGTCATACCATTATGGCTGGGTATATCCCAGAAGCAGTTGGAGCCCAGGCTTTCTCAGAGAATTATTACAAATGGAAGACTCCGACACCGGATACCATTGCTCAATTTGGATTTTGGGGAGGAGATATAGATTATAATACCTATTATCCAAACCTTGATAAATCGGAACTTACTCCGAAGGACGAAGAGTTCATAGAACCAATGTTTAGGTTACTTTCTGAAACGATTGTATCCAAGAACTGGAATCCTACTGACTTTGGTCAGAATGGAGTACTTAAGGCTTCCATGAAACTGTTACTCGGGCAAACAGTAAATTGCGACCATGAAACAAATATTGGTAATGCAATTGGAGCTGTATCTCAAGTAATGTGGCAGGAGTCTTATAAGGATGGAAGCTTTACTATACCTGCAGGTATCAACGGCATTTTGAAGATTGATGGTAAAGCTAACCCAAGAATTGCTAGAGGTATTCTCATGGAACCTCCTTCAATTCATAGTAACTCGGTAACAGTACAGTTTAAGTGGGATAAATCACACCCGGGAATGGAAGATGGTGAATTCTATCAAAAACTTGGTACTTATGACTCTAAAGGTGAAATGGTTCGTAGAATAGTTACTGAGGTAGTTCGATATATGGAAACATCCCTGGTATCTCATGGAGCTGATTCATTTGCTCAAAAGATTGGTGAAGATGGTAAAATCATTAATCCAACCTTTGCAAAAAGAACCTGGTCTTCTTATGAGGAATATCGGGATGACAAGTCCAAACAGTACTTCTTTACTGACTACAAAACGGACTTCAACTCATTCCAAGAAAAGGACAATACTCCAGATTCTTTTAATGATAATGGTACCCAAGAAAATCATAATCCTAATAAAGAAAATATGAACAAAGAATTGCAAGAATTTTTAGAAAAGCTTTTCGGAGATAACATGTTATCTCTGGCAGAGGGCAAAGAAATGACTCAGGAAGAAGTTATTTCTTGTATTCAAAGCTTGGTATCATCCAAAAACAGTCTTCAGACAACGGTAGATAATCTTACTACAGAGAAATCTTCTCTTACAGAACAGATTACCAACCTGAATGCAGAAGTTGCAAACTTGAAGGAAATGGCAACTGTAGGAAAGAATCACATTGCTTCTCTCCGTGAAAATGCCGTAGAAACTTACAAGAAGTTGATGGGTGATAAGGTAGATGAGACAATCGTTACGATGCTCAATGCCGAGACTACTGGTATTACTACTCTTGTTTCCTTGACAAAGGATTACCAAGCTCGCTTGGAAGAGAAGTTCCCTCTCACTTGCTCAAAATGTGGTTCTAAGGACGTCAACCGTGCTTCCTCAATTGCTGAGGATGATACCGAGGGTAAAACTGGAACCCAGGGTACTGATACCCAACGGAATTCAGAATCTCCGAGTACTAAGAATGTAATCGATAACTTGTATCGAAACAAAATCAAATAACTAATATAAATAATCCGCGTTATGGAAAAAACTAAAATCGTAAACGACCCTCAGCAACTTACTCTCTTTGGGGAAAGAACCCCGAGAGCGGTGATTTACAAAAGTGAGTCACACAAATTGCACCAGGCTTTCAATGTTAAAGCTGGAGAGAAAATCGTACAGGGTATGCCAGTAGCTTTGAATGAAGAAGGTTTGATTTACCCTTGCACTGATGTAGCTACTCAAGTTTATTTGGGTGTAGCAGTAACGGATAACGTTAACCCTGCTTATCAACCTCAAAGAAATTTCCCGGTAGAGGTAACAGTAGCTATGGAAGGTTACATGATTTGTAACTGGGTATCAAACGAAAATATCGAAGCTGGCTATGTAACTCCCAATGGAGAATTGCTTAACGATAGATTCGTAAAAGCTAACCAAGCAACTTCAACCCAGTTCATTGCCCTTAATCCAGCAGAAGAGGCAAATGAGGTAATTCAAGTACTCATCAAATAAGAGAAAAGAAGTTATGGAAAATAAAATAGATATTACAAAGTTGAAGGCTCAGGATTTTATGAATGAGCTGCCGGAAATGGTAAGAAGCTTGGAAGCTGTTCGTTCCGGTTCACAGGACAAGAAGCCTGTAGAGGTAACTTTTGGAGAATTGGTTACCGGTAAATGGGGTATTTCAGAAGATGAACTTTTTGAAAAGATGGGCATCAATCCAAAAGTGGACACGATGCAGAACATCTTTACAATGCCCCAACAGAATATTCGTTGGATTGTTCCGGAAATCATCCGTGCTGCTATCACATTGGGTATGCGCCAGGCTCCGTTCTATCCAAATATCATTGCATCTGACCAACCAATCAATGGTTTACAAGCAATCATGCCGATGGTTAACATGTCGGATGCTGCCCCTGCAAAGGTTAATGAGGCAGAAACTATCCCATTGGGTGATGTTAGCTTCGGACAGAAATCAGTTAGCCTCTTCAAAATCGGAAAAGGTTTCAAACTTACTGATGAAGTTCGTAACTATGTTTCGCTCGATGTCTTGGGAATCTACCTTCGTGATTTTGGCGTTCAGTTGGGTTATGCTCTGGATACTCTGGCTATGGACGTTGCTATCAATGGTAACAACCCTGATGGCTCTGAGTCTGCCCCGGTAATCGGTGTATACGAAACAACTAATGGTATCACTTACAAAGACCTTCTGCATATTTGGGTACGTGCTGCTCGTATGGGACGTAACTTCCAAACTATGATTGGTGGTGAAGACCAGGCAATCGAAATGCTGAACTTGCCGGAATTCAAAGAACGTCATTCTGGTACAACTGAAGCTACACTGAACGTGAAGTCTCCGGTACCTAAGAATGCTAACTTCTATATTCACCCGGGAACACCTGACCAAGGTTTGCTGTTGATTGATACAACTGCTGCTTTGATTAAACTGACTGCAAAACAGTTGATGCTTGAATCAGAAAGAATCGTATCAAATCAGACTCAGGCAATCTATGCTACTCTGACTACAGGCTTCTCTAAGATGTATCAGGATGCTGCATTGATTCTGTCTGCAGAGAAGAAGTTCTCAGAATTTGGATTCCCCGAATTTATGAACATTGACCCGTATCTCTTGGTTAACCTTGAGTAATAATACACCTGGTTTATTTTACAAATAATTCCATTTCTTGATGGGGTAGGTTTTGCGAGGACCTACCCCTAATTTTAAACATCTAAAAACTTAGTAAAATTATGGATAAATATAAAGTAACTGTAGGTGCTAAAGCTTACAGCTTCCATGACCAATCTACAGGTATTACAATTTGTAGAGGAGAAGAAAAAGAATTGAGTGCTCGACAGTACAGAACTAAAAAGATTCAGATGGCTTTGAATTCAGGTCACCTGCGTTTGGTTCTTGATAAGAAAGTTGTCGACAAATACTCCAATGATGACATCGATAAGTTGGAAAAGAAACTGAAGGCTCAGTTCGAAAAAGGTATGGAAATCAAAAAGATTGCCAAAGCCTATACTCTCGAAGAAGCAACCCTTATCGCTGCTCGTCACGAAATTGTTGCCGACAAAGGTGATACAGTTGAAACTCTGATTCAGGTTCTGTTGGAAGAGTTCGAAGAATCTAAAAAATAAGATACCATGGACAATCTAGACTTTGTAGCTATTGCGAATGGTCTGGAAGTTTCATTTAGAGTATTAACCAAAGTCCCAGCCAAGGCCATTTTTGACTGGGACTTTGGTGATGATAAGGGGTCCGTTTATGATGTTAAACAACCTACTTATACTTATGAAAAGTCCGGATTCTATACAGTAGCGTTGAACATAACGAACTCCGAAGGACTTAACTTAAATGCAACTAAAACCGTAATTGTAAATACCGAGTCTAAAACTACATTAACCGATAGTATATATAACCTAATCAATTATTACATTCCTTCAGAAATCTCAGATGGTATGTCATCAGAAGAGAAAGCAATGTACATAACTAAATGGCAGTTATATATCCAACCGCTAGTAAATCATATTATCCCACTGGATAAATATAATGATGAGTTAATGTATGAAGCTCTAGAAAACCAATTAATTATGGAATTGGCAGCATGGGATTATCTCAATGTTAAGCTCCTTAATTTATTAACAAGTACAGGAGAATACCTAAGTCAACTTACTTCAACCAAAGAACAAGTTGGTGATGGTTCTTCTAAACCGGAACAAGCTCGAGGTGATAGAATCAAACAAATCACAACTGGGCCTACTGAAGTGCAGTACTATGATACACTTGCCGATGCAACATCTTCCCTATGGAAAACATTTTCTCAAGCAATGCAACCTGGTGGTATCATAGACGAGTTAAGAAAAAACCTTTGTATGTTAGCTGGACGATTGGAAATCTACTTACCATTCTGTGACCAAGCAAGTCATGTAGTAGTTCCAAGAGTAGTAGACAGAAGAAGACCTGGATTAATAGATGGGCCAAACCCCAGCTCTCCAGTAAAACGTAATGGTAGAACCTTAATTAGAAAACGATGACCAAGACTCCTCATAGATTGGTTAAGAACCGGTCTTGGGATAGATACAAGAAGATTATAAATGATTTCTTGGATATAGATGCTGGTAGGCAAACTATAACTTGGGCAAAGAATGTAAATCAACTCCTAAGTCATGGAGAAGATGAAATCCCTAAATATTATAATATACCAATCGAGGCATTATGTTATTACAATGCCTTCAGAAACTGGCCTATTAATAAGGCAACAGTAACTGGAGAACTCGATGATGAGAATTTATCAATACTGGTTACTAAATCATATATAGAACAACTGGGACATTTAACTCCAGAAGGCTATTGGGATTTTAACTGGTCTGAAGATAGGTTCGTAATTAATGGTATTACTTATAAACCTTCTGGAGATACACAAGTTGCTCAGGCCAAGGATGAAGCACTAGTCTTCATGGTTATCCTAAAAAGGGACCGAGATACCAAAATACAATTCGTAGAATAAAATTGAAAAGTATATGGCAAAGATGTTAATGTTACGATGGAAACCAATTAATACCGGAAACGGTATTTGGTTTGATAGTAACCTGATTGTCTTGAACGGTACATCTGGAGTACATATTGAAAGTAAGAAAAGTAATTTAGACGTTACCACATTCCAGTCTATGACTGGAGGTAAGTTTGTTACTTGCTTTCAAGATTACTTTGGAGAAGTTTGGGATAAGATAATACCTCATCCGGGTATTGGCCAGGTGATAAAATTCCGTATCAATCAACTTCCAGATTATGCAATAATCAGAGGTGATATTGAAGACGGGGGAGACCCAGACCCAGAACATCCAGATATTCCAATGAATGCCTTCTGTGGAAAAGAAGGAGAACCATTCAGAGATAAGAATTCTGACTTCTTCTGTGGTAAGTAAGTAATCAATCCTTAAAATAATAACAATATGTACGTAAGTAAGTATTACACAAATGAAGAAATTGACCAAAGACTTTTACAAGGTTATTTTGATGACTTCGTAAAGGCTGGGTTTGCTGGAACTATTAATGAGTTCTGGGCATTCGTTCTTTCTATTGCCAATAAGGTAGATAAGAGAGAAGGATACGACTTATCTAAAAATGACTTCACGGATAAACTCAAAGAGAAACTGGAAGGCATTGAAGAAAGAGCAAACTACATCACTAAGCTTTCTCAGTTGGAGAATGATACTAAGTTCCAAACTGAAGAACAGGTAAGACAAGCTATCAGTGATTTGATTGATGGTGCCGATGATGCACTTGATACATTAAAGGAATTGGCAGAAGCATTGGGAAATGACCCTAACTTTGCTACTACAATTACCAACAAACTAACGGATTTACGTAATGCACTGACAGATGAAGTTAACCGAGCTAAGGAGGAGGAAGGGAAACTGAGTACCCAAATTAGTGAGGTTAACTCTAATTTCATTAAGGCAGTGGATTTACTTAATGATAAAATCGACACTGCAGTTACTAACCTTATCAATAAGATAGATAAGATAGAAGCAAAAGTCGATAAGAATACTGCTGACATTGCAGACCTCAGAAATGAAACTACTGGTTCATTGGCAGAAGCTAAGGCATATGCTAAAGACTTGGTAGATAAAGAAGCTGAGCTTCGTAAAACGGCTGACGATGCTTTATCAGAAAGTATTCACCAACTGAATACATTGCATATCAATGATAAGGCAGAGCTCAAACAAGACATTGCTGCAGAAGCCCAATTGAGAGCAAATGCAGATGCAAACATTCAGTTGAAACTCACTGAAGAAATCACTAATCGTCAAACTGGTGATGCTACCTTAGAAAGTAAACTTTCTGATGAGGTAGTAAATCGTAAAGCTGCCGATGAAACTCTTCAGAATTCAATTACCAAAGAGGTAGCTGACCGTACCAATGCAGATAATACCCTCCAGGTAAACATTGATAAAGAGGCTCAAGCTCGGGAATCTGCAGACCAGGTTCTTCAGACTAATATTAATTCTGAAGCTGCAACTCGTACTGCTCAGGACCAAATCCTTGACCAGAAGATAACTGCCCTAAGTGAAAAGACTGATGGTGATAAGTCTGATGTACTTGCTGCAATTGAAGCAGAGAAGGAAGCTCGTATTGCTGCAGATGCTGACCTTAATTCCAAGAAGGTAGATAAAAGAGAAGGTTATTCTTTAACTAAGAATGACTTTACAGATCTCTTGCTTGCCAAATTGAATGGAATCGAGGAACATGCAAATTACATTACCTTGGTATCACAATTGGCAAATGATGCCGGTTATCAAACCGAAGCTGAGGTAGAGGCAGCAATTCAGAAAATCATTGGCTCTGCACCAGAAGTACTTGATACTCTGGAAGAGATTGCTAAAGCATTAGGAGATGACCCTAATTTTGCTTCAACTATCACCAAGAAGTTGGCAGCAATTACAGAAAAGGTAAACCAAGAGATTGAAGACCGGGAAGCTGCTGATGTAGCCCTCCAGGCAAATATAACTGATGAAGAAACCGCAAGAATTGAAGCAGATGCTGCTCTTAAGGAAGAACTTAAAGAGTATGTAGATAACTCGGCTGCTACTGGAAATACTGCTCTTCAAGTAGTTAAAGATAACCTGGCAAAAGAAATCCAAGACCGTAAAGATGCTGATGCTATCTTGCAGGCAAATATCGACAAAGAAACTGTTGATAGAAAGGAAGCAGATAAAACCCATACCGATAACATTGCTGCTCTTACTCAGAGAGTTTCGGATTTGGCTTTATCAATGCAGGATGCTATCAATACAGTTAAGAACGAATTGACTGCTCAGGTAAATGCTAATACCACGGCTATTGCTACTAACCAAGCAAATATCACAAAGAACTCTGAAGCAATCACTGCCATGAATAAAATCATTGCCGATAACTACAAAGAAGTTAAGGATATGGTTAATGAGGAAATTGTAGACCGTACTAATGGCGATAGTAATCTGAGTTCTCGTATTGATACTACCAATATTGCTTTGGGTACAGAAACGACAGAACGCAAGGCAGCAGACCAAATCCTTCAAGTAAATCTGGATAAAGAAGTCGGAGACCGTAAGTCTGCAGATACTGCACTTGAAACTAAGATTGAAAGTCAGATATCTAACTTAAGCCAACAGACTTCATCCGAGATTACTCGAGTAGAAGGTGAGGTTACTCAAGAAGTTAAGGACCGGGAAGCAGCAGATAAAACTTTAAGTGACCGAATTGATTCTTTGGAGACTGGTTCTACTGCAGATTTAAATGAAGTCAAAGCAAAGGTAGAAGCTAACACGGTAGCAATCAATACCGAGAAAGACCGAGCAACCGCTAGAGAGAATGCTATACAGGCAAATTTGGATACTGCAATAGCAAATCATAAAGACGAAGTAAACGGTTTATCTAAGGATATTTCCGATGAAGCCAATACCCGTTTAGCAGGAGATACAGCTCTTCAGGTAAATATTGATAAAGAGGTTGCTGACCGTAAGAATGCCGATACCCTATTAGATAATAAGATTGCCCAGGAAATCTCAGACCGTACAACTGCTATCCAGGGTCTTGAATCTAAGAAGGTAGATAAAGTAGATGGTAAGGTACTTTCTTCAAACGACTTTACCGATGTTCTTCTGAATAAACTTAATGGAATCGAGGAACATGCTAATTACATAACTAAAGTTTCTGAACTTCTGAATGATTCAGGATTCCAAACTGAAGCTGAGGTAGAAGCTGCAATTCAGAAAATCATTGGCTCTGCTCCTGGTGTATTGGATACTCTGGAAGAGATTGCTAAAGCATTAGGAGATGACCCCAACTTCGCAACAACCATGACTCAGAAGTTAAATGAGTTAACTACGAAGATTGAGACAGAAACTGAAAAACGAGTTGAAGGTGATGCTGCTTTAGATGCCAAGCTTACTACTCTAAGTACTACTCTGACCAAGACAGTAGAAGACTTAAGAACCTATGTTACTGAAACTCGTACTGAATTGTTGGCAAGAGCAAATAACCAAGATGCTCTTATCACTCAGAATGCTGCAAACATTCAGAGAAATTTGGAATTGATTCAGGGTATTCAGAATAATATTTCTGGTTCTTATTTGGAAGTTAAGGCTTTACTTGAAACTGAGATTGCTGCTCGTAAGGCAGAAGACATTCGGTTGGAAGGTAAAATCGACCAGAATACTGCAGACCTGGGAACCGAAAGGGAAGAAAGAATGGCTGCAGATAAGGCTCTTCAAGATGCCCTGGATGCAGAAGAAGCTGCAAGAACTGCTGCTGATGCTGCACTGGGAGTTCGTATCGATACAGAAATTGCAGAACGCAAGGCTGCAGATAAGGCTCTTCAAGATGCCCTGGATGCAGAAGAAGCTGCAAGAACCCAGGAAGATGCTCGTTTGAATGGCCGTATTGACAAGGAAGTTACAGACCGTACCAATGCAGATAATGCTCTTGGTACTCGTATTGATAATGAGGAAGATGCTAGAGAAGCTGCTGATACTACTTTGCAAGAAAATATCACTGCAGAAGAGACTGCCCGTAAAGCTGCTGATACTACTTTGCAGGATAACATAAATGATACCAATGCTCATACTATCAATACTCATCGTTTGGATTCTAATCCTGTACTTAATGGTACTGATATCAAACTTGATGGCTATGAGAAGAATACTGGTACTACTCCTGCAGATTTAGATGTAAAGGTAACAGATACTACTTCGGCAGCCTTTGGTAAAGTACAAAAACATATCGAAGTAGATAAGGCAGATGCTGATTCTAAATTTAACCAAGTAAAAATTTCAGTTGGCCTTACCGATGCTTTAGGAATGCCCGACTTAACCGATACCAATTATTTATTGGATTCGGGAAGTTTGGTAGAAGGTCTTAAGAAACTTGATAGCCAAATTAAAACTTCTTCAGAGGCTGATGCTACTGAATTGGCTAGAGTTGAAGCTAAAGTAGATAAAGAGATTACCGATAGAGCTGCTGCAGATACAACTTTGAAGAATGAACTCAACGGTAACATCAATAATGCTAAGACAGAACTTCAAGGAAACATCGATGCTGAAGAAGCTGCAAGGGAAGCAGCAGATACAGCTTTGGATACCAAACTTACTTCGGCTATCAATAAGGAAGTTCAAGACAGAAAAGATGCCGATACGGCATTAGATACTAAACTAACTACTGCCGTAGAAGAAGAAGCTCAAGATAGGGAAGCAGCAGATACTGCATTAGGAACTCGTATCGACAATGAAGCTACGGCAAGAGCCAATGAAGATAATGCTTTAAAAACTGAATTGACCGAAGATATCCAGGGAGTTCAGGATGATATTGATACTTTTAAAGCTACTAAGGGTCAAGCTAATGGTTTAGCTTCTTTGGATGAAAATGGCAAAGTACCTACTGAACAATTACCTTCATATGTAGATGATGTAATAGATGTATATGCAACCTATGATGTATCTCCTACAGGAGATATCTCTAATATTGCTATCTTTGCCGATGCAGAACATATCACTTCCGTAGTTGGAGAAGCTGGGAAGATTTATCAGAATATAACTGATGGAGAACCCAGTTATCAATTTAGATGGACTGGTACTACTTGGGCACCCATTATTTCTGGTGGAGTAGTAATTGGAGAGATTACAGGTACTGCTTACGATGGTGGAAAGGGTAAAACTACTACGGATAATCTTAATCGTCTTATGGCTTTTAATCCTATACGGTTAACCCAGATTGTTACAGATACATCTAAAGCTACCATAAATTATGAAAAGGTAGACGGTACGGGTATTCAAGGATTACAGATCCCTGCTGCATCATCTACTAAAGCCGGTGTTATGGCTGCTGCCGATAAAGTTAAATTAGATACTACTTTACCGAAACAGATATCGGATGAGACTGCTGCAAGAGTAGCTGCTATTAATGCTTTGCAAGGAGAATTGGCAGATGATATTGCTCAAGAGGTAGTAGATAGAGATGCTGCAATAGCTGCTGCTAAAACTGAGCTTACTACTGTTATCAATAAAGAGGTATCAGACAGAAAAGCTGCAGATACTCAAGTAAGAACTGACCTTGAAGCTGCAGTTGAATTAGTTGCTGAAGAATTAAGAGGTGCAGATACTACTCTGCAGAATAATATCACTAAAGAAGTTAATGACCGAAAAGGAGAAATTACTAGAGTAGAGAAGTTAATCTCTGATGAAGCTGCAACAAGAGCTCAAGCAGATACTACTGTAAATGCCAAAGTAAATTCCCATATTGGTAATAAATCTAATCCTCATGGAGTAACTAAAGCTCAAGTGGGATTGGGTAATGTTAACAATACATCAGATGCAGATAAACCAGTATCTACTGCTCAAGCTACTGCTATTGCAGATGCTAAGGCTGCAGGTACTAATGCTCAAACCAATCTTACTACTCACATGCAGAACATGAGTAATCCTCATGGAGTAACAAGAGACCAATTGGGATTGGGTACTACTGCTGAGATTATCTTTAAGAAGGTATCTGCCCCTTCTGGTTTATGGAAAGAATCTGACGAAAGACTTAAGACTTTCATTAAACCCTTGGAACATACTCTTGATGAAATCTGCTCTATACCTACGGATTCATTTATGATTCGAGGTAATCATGATATAGGTACAATTGCTCAGACAATCGAAAAATATTTCCCAGAATTAGTTTCTGAGAATACGGTTAAACCTGAAACAGTTCCTAATCCAGAAGCCTTCGAAAAGGTAGAAAAGGATGGAGAAACCTATATCCTGGTTAAAGAGGTAGATTATTCTAAGATGTCAGTATTGGCAATCGAAGGTATCAAACTTCTGAAAGCCGAGATTGATGAATTAAGAGAAAAACTTTTGTTCACAAACTTAGATTAATATGGGTGAGATAGCAACATGGGGTGCTGTCAAAACTAAAGTAGGCCTTGGTAAGGATTCAAACGAATGCCCTACCAAGGCTGAATTGTTGGCACTCTCTCCTACAGGAACAGGAGAAAATTACGTTGGCTTGGAAATATCCAATGCCAGTTCCTATGGAAATAATGAAACTGTACAGCTAAGCGATATTCATAAGGTAACCTATAGATATGCTTTTACTGTAGTAGACACCGTTTTAAACTTCCCAGCTTTGGGAGGGTATTCTACTCCTCGGGGGTTTGGTTTAGGTACTACTAAACAAAAACAGATAGATGGAGTAGCTATCGGAGATACTATTTCTGTGGGTTATACCCAATCTGCTTATCCGGACTGGATTGTTTATGATGAAGGTTATAAAGCTTCAGAAAATACAACTCTAAATCAACGTTCTGCAAGTTTAACCTTTACTCAGAATGAGTCAGGTAAACAGATAATAGTTCAATTTACTCAGGATGCAGGAGTTGAAACTTGGGAATATACTTTTACAAGTAAGAATAATTCATTAGTATTTAATGCTATAGGTGGTAAAGGTACACCTACGGAATTAACTATTACTTCGAATAAGCAAAAGTATATAAATGGTAAAGCTGTGGGTAGTCCAGTAAATATTGATTATTCAAGGCCTAGTTTACCATCATGGCTTTCAGTAGAGAATGGGTATTACGAAGCTTTAGAAAATAAGTCTGAAAGTTCTCGTTCTTATACTGATATTCTTACTCAGGCAGAATCTGGTAAGAAACTAACACCAGTTTTGTCTCAGGCAGCTGGTGTAAAAACCTATGGTACACCTACAGTATATTTAGGAAGCATCGCTGATATCCCTGCATCTGGAGGAACTGCAGCTACACCTACTTATACTTATTCTCAACTTTGGGGATGGAATGGTAAAACCAATGATGGTGGTACTATAAGTTCTGGAGCTTCAGTAGTATGGTCTAAAAATATCTCTGGTTCTAATCTTGGCACAACTGCAAAGGCTAGAACTAAATTAGGAAGCCGTACATTAACCGTTACTCTTAATGGTAAATTTGGCAATGCTTCAATTGATATATACCAAGCAGAGAATAAAATAACTAACGTAACTCAGGGTACATGGGTAGTTTCTATTTCGGCAAACCCAAGTACATTTACTGAGCAAGGTGGTACATCACAAATCTCTGCAAGTGCAAGGGCAAGTAGAACTAACCATTGGTCTTCAGGTGCAACTAGTGCAGCATCTGATGCTACAGGTACTCCTACTCTTAGTATACCTACTGCTAGTACAGGATTCAGTTTATCTGGTACTACTTTGACCGTTGCAGAAAACACAACTGCAAATCAAAGAAGCGTAGTAGTAAGGGCAACTATGGATACTGTCTATAAAGATGTTACAGTAACTCAAAGTGCATATTTAGTAGAATGGAGATATACATTAACTACTTCTACTCCAACGTTAAACTTTGATGCCTTAGGTACAACCAAAGAAGGTACTCTAACCAGTTATAGAGAAAAGTATATCAATGGTTCATTAGTAGAAGGCTCTAGGGAAAATGTTAATGCTACTTATAAAAGTGGTTCTGTAAATATACAATCTGCAACTCAAACCGTAACATCGAAGGTAGCCATTACTATGAAGGAGAACACTACAACTCAGGCTAGAACTGGTACGGTAGTGTATGAACAAGTTGGTTCAGGTAAAACAATAACCATTACTTGTAATCAAGCTGCAGGTACAGTATCCATTAGAGAAGAGTTGGTTATCAAAGAAAGTTTTCCTACAGCACCCAATACTGGAGGAACCATTAAAGCTTTGGTAAGGTCAGGCTATTGGGATGTAGTAAATGGTAAAGATACTGTTTGGCATGATGATACTCCTACTGTAAAAACTAAACCTAGTTTTGTAAGTAGTACTAGTGTAACTTATGAACTTGGTGTGGGATATCGTATAAGTGCTACTATGCCAGAGAATACTTCTGAATCTCAACTTAGTGGTAGTTTAAACTTAGAGTACGGTAGTAAAACTCTAAGTTTAGGTGTAAAACAAGCAGGTGCTAGTGTTGCTTGGTCTTATGAACTAAAGGTAAATAACGGTACTCAAGATTTAAATCAACAAGTGCCTGCTAAGCCTAGTGGTACTTACTCTTTTACCATAAGTAGTAAAAGGTATAAGATTGTTAACGGTTCTGTTACAAGTCAAAGTGAAGATACTACTTGGACTACGTCTATACCGGGTTCTCCAAGTTGGATTCATGTAGAAGAGCAATCTAATACACTCATAGTAACCGTAGATGAGAATACAACTACTAGTCAAAGAAGTGCAGATATCGTTATATTTCAAACTGGTAGTAGTGATACTTCGATAACTTTGACAGTTGAACAACAAGCTGCAAGTATTACTTGGAATTATACCTTTAATATATTTCAGCCTTCATCCAAGGTACTGAATGTACCAGCTAAGATGATAGACCCCGATACTATTGTAGTTAATTCTTACAGAACGAAGGTAATCAATGGTACACAAACTTCAACTAAAGAATTTGTAGAAGTAACCATTGACCCAATCGAAGAATCCTGGTTAGAAGTTACCAAAAACAGTAATGACCAGACTCAAGCTGAGTTATTCGTAACTTGCTTAGAGAATAAAGTATCTTCAATTAGAAGTGCTACTGTAACAATTAGACAAGTAGGTACAAGTAATCTTGACCAAGTAGATATCAACCAATCAGCTGCAACTGTATCCTATAATTATTATATTGGTTTTAATAGTAATCCCGATGTAGGGGGATATGCCCTGAATTGGGAATGTACTCAGTTTGGTTCTAGTCATGGTCAATCTGTAGATTTAAAATGTTGGAGAAAACCAGTAATTAATGGTATAGAATCTGATACTGAGGAAGCTGCAGAATACGAAGTTATTTTTAGTGGAGTTGGTATAGATTCCTTTACAGTTACAAATACACCGTTATCATATGACCCAACTATAACTACCGTAAGGGCATATCCTAAGTCTATCAATGGTTCGGTATTCGATTTAAAGGGTACAGTACAATATAGGATAGCCGATTACCCAAGTAAATCTGCTTATCTGTACCTTACTCATAAACCAGTAGCAACTGTAAAGAGGTGGACCTTCCAATGGTATGACCAAGTTGAAAGTGTAACTATAAAGAATGTAAGTCATGATTCTAGTGCAGGTAGCATTTCTCCTATAACCATAATTTCTAAATGTGAGTACTTACTTGCTAGCAATCAATCCCAGGTTGCCTATACAGAGTATATAAAACCTAATGAAGACGAAGATACTGCAACTCCAGTAAGTTGGGGTAGGTTAGTAGAAAACGGTCAAACTGCCCAAAACGATTATGACTACGCTTATTTGGTAGATGAGAATAAGGAAGATTATGATAGGCAGGCTACCAGGACCTTTACTCAACCGGGTAATCCATCAAATAAAAGGTTATACCTATACGTAACTCAGACTAAACCCGTAACTATTAAACAAGAGTTTCATGCAGAGTTGGGTAACTATTACTCTTACGGTGATAGTAATCAAATCCCCCTTATTTACCAATGGTATAGCCCAGATTCTTCAGATACTACTGACATAGGGGATATGACTCCTGGAGGATATACCGGAGTTTGGTGTAACTTACCTGCTACTGGAGTAATAAATTGCATGATTACTGGAAAGCCTCAAACTGGTAAACCTATGAAAGCTAGACTAAGTAATCTTCAAGCAAGAACCATTGAGGATTTTGATAGTAGTAGTCCCACAGAAATCAATAAGGGTTTGTCAGTAGGTTATTCTCAACGGGATTATCAAATAGGTATTGAATATTCTCCCGGTATGAACAATTATTTTTTGATAACTCCTTCAATACTTTCAGAATCTGGAGCTTATGGTGGAGGTATAAGGTTAGAAGTAAGTTTAAGAAGTTCTTATTCTAATAATGGAACTAATGGAACTACAATTGCAACAGTTACACTTACTCCAAAAAATTCTGACCATCCGACTATCTACTTTGAAGTAATCTACGGGTAAGTCTCTGTATTAGTAATAATACGATACTATAGCATTATTAATGTATATGGCCATATACGAATAACTTTAAAAATTAACTTTATGTTTAACAACTTAAAACTCAAAAATTATGGGGGTAGAAGTTAAATCTGGTGGTGAGGGCGTAATCGTCGCTGACCGCGGTTGTAATGAACGTTGCTGCTGTGACCTCAAGAATGGCCAACAGGAAATCAAGTGTCTTATCGAGAACACTGCTAAAGACCAGGAAATTGCCCGTCTCAACTGAGTAGTAGATGCTCAGAGAGACCAGAACATTATCCAGTCAGTAGTTGCAGCTCTTAAGACTACATCCACAACCCCGGCTTAATAATAACCGTCGTCATTACGTAAGCCAGATTAGGAAGGAGTGCATCTTACATAGGTGTACTCCTTTTTTCGTTTATACCCACCTAAAGATAAAACGATATGGAAAGTGAAGAGATTAAGAAAGAACCAACCAATGGAAATCAACTAAAAGATTTTACTATTCAACTTACATTGCCTGCCCCCAATGCAGAGATAGCAAAGGAAGTAGCAAATAAAGCACAGTCACTCATTGACCAATTTGGATACTATCAATTCTTAAACCTGGTAGACTTTATGCAAAGGAATCCAGGTGCAGTATCATTTGGTTTAAACTTAATTAATAAAAGATGAACATGGAAGATTTGATTTTTTCTAAATTGCAGAAAGGTGATACCATATACACCTTAGAGAGAGACAGACGTTCTGGGTATCCAATCTTTGATACCGCTAAAGTATTAAAAGTTGGTGAGAGCAAACCAAGAGCTACTGGCCCAGATGGAAGCTTTACAGCAAATACAGAAATCTCTATTCAAGACTCTGTATCTGCGGTGACTATATACCTTCCTACAGATGCTGCAGAGGGTATTTATAATAATGTTTATTACACTACCGACTTACGCAATATCGTAAACGAAGTAAATATCCAAAGGACTACTGCTGTAAATATCCTCAATAACCGAGAGAAATATGAGGCAGTAGTTACTGAATGTGATAACATCTACCATACCATTGAAGGCATGTTAACTCCTCAGCAACAACCAGCTCAGGCTTACAAGCAAGAAGAGTTCGAGGCTTTTAAATCTGAGGTAGCAGAGAAGTTATCCATGCAACAAGATATTCTTATGAAAATTGCCAGTGAGTTGGGATTAAATAAGAATAAAGATGGCAAGCAAAAAGGTTAACATAAACCTCTCGAATAATCTATGTGATATTCGGATTTATGTAGACCCAGTTAAACAACGTCAAGCTGAGAAGTTGATTGCCAAGACTCCAAGTATTATGAAGCTCGGGTACGAGTTAGGTACTAGAAAGTTTGGCAATCAACTTCTTCGTATAGTAAGACGTAGTTTAAATAAGGGTCTACCTCCTCCTGGTTCCAAAGTTTCTTGGCCTCCTCATGCTACTGCTACACTTAAGAAGTATGGAGCACATACATTAAAGAAGTATGGAGCACATACATTATTAAACCTTACTGGTCAATATGCAAGGTCAGTTACAATGGTAACTCAGAAAGATAGAACCTTTGTTGGTCTTCCTCCAGGATTAAGGAAGATAACATACTCTGGTAGAACTTCTCGGAAAACACTTAACCAAATTGCTATCATGTTGGAGTATGGTAGTAGAGATGGTAATCTTCCACCTCGTCCTTTATGGAAACCTGCTTTCGAGGCAGCAGGTGGAAATGTAGTTTTAGAGAAAGAGATACGAAATCAATTAAGAAAAGAACTTAGAAAATATACAAAGTAATGGCAGATTTTGAAGCAGATAAAACATCTGGTACTGGTCCTGCACTCGTAATGGTACATCCGTTAAAAGTGAATGATACAGAAGCAGATAAAAAAGCCATCCTTACCATTACAGTTAATGGAGTACCTAAGACTGTAAATCTTATTCAAAAGAAAGGCAGCCTTAACTACGAATACAAATTAGAAGTAGATAAGGAAGCCATAAACATATTGGGTAAGGGTGGCTCTGATACTTTGGCAATCACTTCTCAACGTAGGGAAATGATTAATGGTACACCCCAAGGAGATTGGGAAAATGTAGGAGTTACAGCAGAATTCCTAGAGGAACCTCCATTTACTGCTGGACTAAGATTTACTGATAATGAAGAAAAGACTCTAGAGGTATCCATTACTTCTAAGAATACTACTGAACAAGCTATCAGTGGAATTCTAACTATCAAGCAAGTTGGTGGTCTAACTAAAACTGTAACTGTAACTCAAGCCGCTGGAGAAGTAACTTATTCTTACCGAATAGACCCAGCAGGTACTACTTTAAGTGTACCCAAAGACCAAATTACAAATCCTTGGGAGGGTTCAGTTAGGGCTACCTTTACAGGATATAGAGCTAAACTGATAGAGGGAACTAAAGTATCAGAAGAGGTATTACCTTTTAAAATACCCTCTATTGGAGAAACTAAAGTAATCGATAATGGAGGTATAGCTGTTTCTTATTGGTTTACTGATTATGGTAGTATAGCTAATAATTATCAAGCAAGTTTTAGGGCAACCAATCATATGAGGAAGAATGCTGGGATATACTTTCAAGCTTTTTCTGCAAGTTGGGAATGCCAATTTAATGATGGTGGTACTTATCAAATCAATACTTTACTAAGGTTACAACTAGTTTGATATCATGGTAAATACAGAAGAAATCGTAGAAAGAACCTTTTATATCTGTCTATTACAAACGGCACTTAAAAAAGGTTTAACTCTTAACCCAGAAGACTACCTACCCTTATCACAGGAGAACGAGAAAAGATTTCAGGCAGATAAGGATGCTATGCCTAAATTCATTCCCATATACGGTATAGGTAACAATCAGGTTAAGGGTGCAAAGACATGCCCTAGAATTACCATTGAACTACAAGGGTTCTATAATGGTGATATAGGTGTGAACAAATATATCATTGGTGATAAACTAGAGGGTGGGAATTACCAAGCATCAGAATTTCCCTACGAAACAAAAGATATAACTCTAGATATTCATCTGGTATCTAATACTCAAGCCGATATGAGGTTGCTTCATAATATTATGTATGAAGCATTACCTTCTCGTGGATACGTAAGACCTTATTATAATAACTTAGAAGAATGGGAAGATGGTAAGGTAGCACCAACCGGAAACCTATTTATAGAAATAGGTAATTATTATGACCACCCTGACGAGAATCAGGGTCTACTTGAAAAGGTATATCAGTATACTTGTAAGGATGGTATATTACCCGAGAGACTTGCTGAAGAAGGTGAACTTGTACCAATTCAAGATATATCCGTATTGATGGGACTAACCGAAAAGCAAGAGTCAGATTTACTTAACCTTAACGTAAAATAGCTCAATACTAGAGGGTATTAAATAAATGAGTAATTAACTTAATTAGTATAAATATGCCTAATTCACCATCTGTAAATTTCGAGTTTAAGAACGATAACGTTCTTCAAACTACTCCTATGTTAGGAGTTTCATGTGTATTGGCTAGAACTACTAAAGGTCCATATGATGACCCCTCAGAACTTATCCAATCTTTCTCTCAATTCCAAAGAGTCTTTGGTTCTGAGATAGTACCAGATGGTTCTGTATCAAACATCGAAAAGGCTTTCAATGGTGGTTCTAAGCTTCGTGTTATTCGTGTACTTGGTAAGGGTGCAACTAAAGGTGTAGTATCTGCTGCAACAAGAGCTAAAGCTACATCTGCTCCTAAGGCTGCTGAAGACGGTTCTCCGGTAGTAGCTTCTGCAACTCCAGAGGAACCCACGGCTTCTACTCTTTTCAAGTTTACTTCTGGTTCAGTTGCTGTTGGCTTTGGTTTGGTAACTAAAGGATATGGAGACCCAGTTGGTAGTGCTGAAACTTTCTCTGTGAATATTTACAAACAGGCTAACACGGTTTACTATCAAGTAATTAGTGCTAATGGCCAGGTACTTGAACAAGGTCCAGTAGTAACCTACAAAACTGCAGATGATAATAATGATACTTCTGTAGATTACCTTGCTCTAAGTGCATTTGCAAAGAACTCAGAATACATCGTTCCGGTATTAACCGAAAAGACAGAGAACATTAAATCTTGGAACAACTTCATCAAATGGTTAACTGATGATGTAGATGGGACAAGAAACCCAATTGATATTAAACTCAATGGTGCTGCTATCCCTGCCGATGGAGTAAAATTGAATGGTACAATTGGTAGTGCCGGTAGTACTCCTACGGCAGACGAATGGATTGCTTCTCTGGAATTCGTTAAGGATTACGTAGATGTATATCAAATTTTCTGTTCACACATTGACCAACATCTTGAAGCCTCTGCTGATGTACTTAAAGTACACAAGGCTGCCGTAGATATGGTTAAGGAACTGCAAGAACATACCTACTACATTGAAGTACCAAAATATACTACTCACTATACTCAGGGTGACCAACCAAGAGACTTGAAATCAATCATCACTTGGATTCAGACTTGCCTTGGTACTGTAGGTAACAGTAAGTATGTTGCTTACTTTGGTGGTGGTATTAAATACTATAATGCCGACGGTAACTTGGTAGATTCAGATGTTCTTGGTACCATTGCAGGATTAGGAGATGCTTCTGCTTCTCAGTTTGGACCTTGGAAATCATTTGCTGGTATGAATCGGGGCATTATCTATGATGGTAATGGTCCAGTATGCCCAAATTATGGTTCTCCTTCAAGAACTAAGGAACTCAATGAGTTAGCACAGAATTATGCAAATATAATCTGTATCAAAGATGTTCCTAACCAAGGTAAACAAACTTTGCTGTGGCATTGTTTCTCTTCTCAGGTAAAACAGGATTCAGAAAGATTCCTTGCAATTGTAAGATTGAATCTGTATCTCAAAAAGAATCTTAGACCTATTCTAGAAAAGTATTTGGAAGAACCAAATATCTGGAACACTTGGAATAAGATTTATCTAGAAGTTAAACCAATGCTGGATAACTTGGTAGATGAAGATGCCATGTCTGAATACACCTGGATGGGTGACCAAGATGCTAACTCGTACAATGACTTATCGGTTAACAATGAAGCCGATGTTCGTCAAGGTAAATACAAAGCAATCCTGAAATTCAAGGATATCGTTCCGATGCAAGAAATCACTATGGGTATCTATATTGACCAAGCATCTAAGTCCGTATCCATTCAGGACGTTAACGAATAAAATTAAGAAAACATGGGAGCAAAAGTAAAGAATCCAAGAAAGAAATTCCTTTGGAGTATCACATTCCCTAAGCACCCAATCAATACTTATCTGTTCCAAACTTGTACTTTGCCAGATGTAGAGATTGACCAGGTTGCTCATGGAGACGTTAACCGGGACGTTAAAACTGCCGGTAGAGTTACTGTAGGTAACTTAGTAGTAGGTAAACTTTTAACTACTGCAGGTTCAGATACATGGCTTCATGATTGGCTTTATTCATGCCAAGATATGATTGCTGGTGGAGGTTTGGTACCAAGCCAATACTGGGAAAATGTAATCGTAAATGAACTTGCTGAAGATGGGGTTTCCGTACTTAACACCCACCTCTTCGAAGAGGTATGGCCATGTAAGATTACAGGATTAGACCTGGACAGAATGGCTTCAGAAAACACTATCGAAAGTATCGAATTCTCAGTAGGTACTGTAGATAAGTATTAAAAACGCTTAGTCTATTTTCACTAAGATTTTTAGGTGGGAGGGGTGGGATTCCTAGAAAGGGCTCACCCCTTTCTTGTTGTTACAGCGAACACTATGAACTAAAGTATAACCAAATAACTTATTTAAACATGGAATTAAATTGTAGAACACATGAGTTTATAACCCCATCAGGTTATAAATTCTCAATCAGGGAACAGAATGGTGCAGATGAGGATATCTTATCTAATCCTATGGATGTAAGAAACCTTATGAACCTTACTAAGTTCATTCAGGCAATTGTAGTTGATACCGACTTTACTCCTAATCGTAGATTAACGGTAGAGGATGCAGACCGTATCCCTTTGAATGACAGATACTGTATCTTATTCCAATCAAGAATCTTCTCACTTGGTGATGAAGTAGAATTTGAATATGATTGGGGCCAAGAAGGCGGAGTACAAACTTACGGTCAATCCTTAAGCGAGATGTTATTCGATAACTATGGAGAATTTCCTACAGAAAAGGAATTGGCCGAAAAACCAAACGCTATCCCCTATTATCCAGAACAAGGTAAGCTTACCGATTACGAAGTAACTCTATCTTCAGGTAAGGTAGTTAAATTTGATTTGCTTACTGGTGCAGGAGAAAGAATGTTGGTTACTTTACCAATAGAAAAACAAACTCGTAATGCAGCATTGATTGCAAGGAACTTACATCTTCAGATTGATGGTAAATGGGAAAAGGTAGAAAGCTTCCATTTATTTTCAGTAAGAGACATTGCAGAGATTCGTAAAACAATATTTGAATATGACCCAGTCTTCGATGGTAACACAGATGTAGAACATCCAAGTATACCTGGAAGAATTGATAAATATCCTATAATGCTTTCACCGACTTTTTTCTACCTGACGGAAGCGTAGACCATCCAGGTACATTCACTTATATATGTAGAGCTGAGGTAGCCATTGACTATCCCAGCTTTTTGCGTCTTCCGTATCGAGAAAGGAAAAGATTTAAGGATATAGCCGATGAGTATTATGAAAACTTAAAAAAGAAAACTAGAAAATGATAGACAGAAGAAGCTTAGTCGAGGTCGGTGTTGCAATGGTATTAAGAGACCGATTCTCTAATGAGGCTGGCAGAATATCGAACTCATTTAGAACAATGATGAACGATATGAATACCTGGAATCGAGGTATTCAAATGTCAACTTCTAATGCTTTTGAGTTTGGAAAAGAATTGGTTGGAGGTATGGCAAGGGCCTACCAATATTCTGCAGGAGTATACGACCAAGTATTCTTAGCTTCTAAAATGTCTGGAGCTAATGCTGCTCAACAGGCAAGGCTAATGCAAGTAGCCAAAGAAGTCAATGAGGTAACTCCTCTTACTGCTGCAGATATTGCATCAGGCGAAAGGTACTTGGCAATGGCTGGTAACAATGTAGAGCAAATCGAAAGAATGATTGGCCCTGCAGCTAAGCTGGCTTCTATCTTCAGTATGCCTCTTGGTCAGAAAGGTGGAGTTGCTGACTTGATGACTAACATCATGCAGACCTTTAGTATACCTTCACAGAATGCTACTCAGGTAGTAGACCAATTGGCAACTGCAGTAACCTCTGCAAATATTTCTCTAACAGACCTTGCCCAATCTTTCCAATATTCAGGAGCAGAATTTAGAAATGCTAAAATCAGTATGGGTGATGCAGCTGCAGCCGTTGGAGTACTTGGTAATCAGGGTATCCAAGCTTCGTCAGCTGGTACTGCATTAGCAAACATGATGCGCTATTTAACACTTTCCGTAACCGGGCAGAAAAAGGGAGGTGGTGAGATGCTAAAATCTTTAGGCATTGACCCAAAAACTCTAGTAGATGCCTCTGGTAATCTTTTGAGATTAGATAAGATTATATCTATATTGGGAGATAAACTTAGAGGTAAACGAGGAATAGATATCTCCTCTGCTCTGTTTAATATCTTTGGAGTTCGTGGTACAAGAGCTGCCTCAGCTTTACTTCAGGATTACTGGACTGGAGCTAATAAGCTTACTGAACTTATGGATAAGGTTGCAGGTGCAAGTGGTACAGTAGAAAATTTAACTCAAGAAAGATTACAAACTCCTGCAGGTATTATCGAACAGTTTAAATCAAACTGGGAGAACTTTATTGTAACTGCAGGTTCTACACTTGCCGAAGTTTTTAGCCCAGTACTTAAATTAGGTTCTGGTATCCTAAAGATTATTAACAGTATGCAAGAAACTTGGGCAGGTAAATTCTTGGTAAAGGTAGTTGCAACTGGTGCAGTAGTAGGTACTCTATATCAAGGATTTAAGTTTATTCAGGGTACTATCAAGATGATTGGTACCTTCCAGGCTTTAGCTACTTCAGAAACTAATGGTATGGCAGAAGGTATGGTAAGAACTAATGTTCAAGCTTCAATCCTTGAAGGTCACCTGAGAAATATCTCAGCAATGATGATGAGAATGACTGCTATGCAAATGGCTCCAGGTAAATTCTTTGCATTACCAATGGGAGGTACCATAGGTAAAACCCGAAAAGGTACTGTAGTAGCAAGAGATGCAAGAGGAAGATTTACTTCAATGAGTACTCTTGCAGGAGCAGGGGTTGGAGCAGCAGTAGGTTCTACTGTAACTAAAACTGCAGGCCAACAGATTGCTAAGAAAGGTGCTATGGGATTTGGTGCTAGATTACTTGGTGGTAGACTTTTAGGATTCTTAGGTGGGCCTTGGGGACTACTAGCTTCTATAGCTATTCCTGCATTAATCGAAGTAATCGGCGGTCTTACAAATTCTGTGGATAAGAATACTGCGGCTTTAACCTCTGAAGAAACTAAAGCTTCTATTCAGGATAGAAATCAACAAGCTTTTGTTGATGCCGTTAGGAGTGCAATCAGAGATGGATTTAAGGATTCAAGAATTAATATATCAGTAGATGGAAATGAAGCTGGAGACTTTGCTCCTGGTGGCCAACAAGACTTTACTGGTATAGCTTTAGGAATAAACTAAACAATTATGGCAAGAATATTAAATCAAATAGCAGGTGGGGTTGTTGAAAAATACAATGACCTCACCAGAGATTCTGCAGGAGTTCTTACTGGTCCTCTGAATAAACTTTGGAGAGCAAGGATTTATCTCAATAGGGCAACTTCTACATTGCCTAAAGATACTGCAGATAAAGGGAAGATATATGACCCTAATAACCCATTTGGACTAAGAGCTAGTTCAAAGAATCCTAAGCTAAACCAAAGGATTCAAGCTCAATATCGAATGGAATTAAAACACCAAGTAGAAGGTGGAGTTCCATTTGGGTACGAAGAAATGGACCCGGCTAAAGGTCAGAGTGTTATAAAGAATAAAGAACTTTTCTTGGTAATGCCCGAGGTAAGAAGTATGAATCAAGTAGTGATTTATAATCTTACTGTTAGTCCATACCAATATATCACTCTTCAGAATAGACCACCCTCAATTGATTTCCGAGGAGAAACTACCTGGGCAACGATTAAATCCATGGGACGTAATACTCCCATGTATCATTATACGGGTGCCGAAGATATAATTCAATTCAATGTATCTTGGTTCTGTAATGACCCCGATAATCCAAAGGAAGTAATTACCAAATGCCGATTATTGGAGATGTGGACTAAGGCAAACGCTTATCAGGCAAGCCCCCCGATTCTAAAAATCGAATGGGGTAATTCTGGTATATTTGATAATCATCAATACATTCTTACATCTGCAACTTATACCCTGAATAATTTTAGGAATGCTTCAAGGACTAGGATAGCAGGTAAGTCATGTACAATTGAAGATTTAAAGTTATTGCCTGCAGCTGCAACTCAAGAATTAATCTTCAAGAGGGTAAGTGCTTATAACTTATCTTATCAAGATATCGTAACTGAAGATGACTTAAAAAATACGAAAGGGATACAGATATGATAGACTTAAATCAATACTTAACAGGAGCAAGCCCTTATGATGGAGCAGTAGCTCTTAACTATGATGAGGGGGATTATTCTTTAGAGGTAACACCTCCTTCAGTTCCTTTTACAAGTAATGATAAACAACATACTGTAATGGATGGAGAAACCTTACAGAATATTGCATACCGTTACTATGGTGATTCAGGGAAATGGTATTTAATAGCCGAGGCTAATAATATCTTAAATCCTCTTGCAGAACTCGAACCTTATCAGTTAATACGGATACCAATGTATGGCAGCAACTAAGAAACCTAATCAACCAATTCTTTATAATGGAACAGCAACACCCTATTTGGCTCTGTTCGATTCTGGAGGTATGCCCATAATGAATCAAATTACGGGCATACCTCTTGGCGCTTATATAAGTAGTTGGAGTTACAAATATGATGAAGAGAAGGAGAACTTAGCAACTATCACATTTGATACTGGAGACCCCGATACGGTAGATATCCAAGAACTCCAGGAAGGCTCAACTATTTATCTTCAGTGGGGATACATCTATCCAGATGGTCAATTTATCTCTAGCCCAGTACGCAGTATTAAGGTTAGAGATTTGGATTGTGTATTCGATTCTACTGGTACTCATGTGACATTAAAGTGTATAGATACTGTTGGAGATTTAAGATTCCGGCCACCTTACACTCATTCAGATTTATCAGAATATAGTTTATCTGCTTTTTTAGATAAAGGTTGTAATGATAATATTGGCGTAATCATAGAAATATTTCAGTAATGGCTAAACAAGTAATAAGTAATAAAGTTTATGAGTCACTACAGGTCCCGACAGAACAGAGTCGAAATACTACTGGAAAGATACTTTACGCTAATGGATTTAGTGGAATAGCTCAAGTATCTATGCCGGCAGATTTAAAAGCTCTAATAGATAGTGACTTAGGATTAATAGGGAATAACATCTTGGTTCAACTAGAACAGAAGATGAAAGGGTATGCAAATGGTCCTTGGTACATAGATTCTCGGGATGGTGTAATATACATACATAACCGTAAATTTACTCAAGAACCAGAATACAATTATGTATACCAATCTGAAAATGGGGAAGTACTTAGAGTATCTTTTACCATGCAGAATGTAACTAAAAAAGTTAAGGCAACTTTATCTCAGACCCTAGACCCAGAGGAAAAAGATATAATCGTTGGCTCTACTGGTATTCAAGAACCCGATAAGGATAAAGAACGTATAACTTCTCGAGATAAGACATCAACACCTCAGGATAATACCGAAGTAGTACCATCTTGGGACTATAGTACTGGTCAGAATTTTGGACTAGGTCATCCTAATACTCAAGCAGAGTTTATGGATAATCAAGTAAGAGCTAGAGGTTCTGCTGTTCCCGATTTGAAAGCCATAAGGGAAGTTAATTCAAAAGAACCCTTACCTACTCAGGGTCAATCTTTTAATGCCGGTAAAGAAGCTAAGCTTAATCAAATGTCTGTAGAAGATTATAAAATGGTCATAGCTGAAGTAGAAAAAACTCTGCCTGCAGATAAACGAGCTATACTCCAACAGATTAAGAAAACTTGTAAGACTGGTAAATCTGTTGAAAGTAATCTAAAGCAATACTTTGAAGCAGAGAAATATATTTTCACCGACGATGAGCAAGTGAAGTATTTAGCTGAAGAGTATATAGACCCAACTGAATATGACCCAGAAGGTTATAGGGTAAATTCTGGTAGAGCTATGGGTGGTTTAGAACATAAGACTTGGTACGATAGTGCTTGGGATAGAGGTTATGGGGCTATGAAGAAAGACCCAACTATCGTCGAAGTATCTCTTGCTGATTCAAAAGATTACCATCTAGGTTATGGTAATATGGGAAAGAAAGTAAAGGTACGTCGTTGGAAGAAACATGACTTATCTGTACCCTTATATAAATTATATCATAACCTATTTAGTAGGTATGGGGGAGCAGATAAATATGTTTGGGCCATGAATGCTAATGCTAATGGTGGACTTAAGACTACGGAAAGAAAACTATCTTGTCAGATGACAGTAGTTGGTAGACCCTCATTACAATCTTCTCAGGTTATATCTCTAGAAAATGTAGGTAAACGTTGGTCTGGGTATTGGTATATTAAGTCTGTACAACATTCAATGGATGCTGGTCAGGGTTATACATGTACTTTAGATTTAATCAAGAATAATGCTCGTGATGGTCAGATAACTGCTAAATCCAATTTGAGTACTCAGGATATTGTAAGTAATGATGCTTCTTCTGATGCTAAAACTTCTTTCGGTAAAGATAAAAAGAAATCAGGTCCTGATTCTAATATTAACTTTAATTTTACTAATAACGAGGCCATGTATTTTGTTGAAGCCTATATGGACCCAGAAACTGGTAAGATGGTAGACCCAAGAGGTGCTGGGAAGTTTTTACTTAATAAGGCTTATACTAATGACGTATATGCTAAAGACCCAATAGCATTATCTGCTGGTACAGTACAGACTGAAGGCAACAAAGTATATTCAGATGGTACTCTTAAACCTGGTAAGGTTACGGTAAAATGGGTAGACCCAAATAAGATTACTCCAGAGATGAAAGCTAAGTATAATTTTGATTGGGCTAATTATGCTGAGAAGATGTACATCCAATACAGTAAAAACAAGAAAAATAATTAAATAATGTACTCGACTGCTAAATTAATAACCGAAGAAGGCCTCGAAGGATTGGGTAGATATTACTCGGTTTATCGAGGCATTGTGGTAGATAATGATGACAAAGAAAAACATATGAATCGTATCAAGATATGTTGTCCAGAAGTAATGAGTGGCATTACGTCTTGGGCTTACCCAAAAAGTCAACATGGTTCTATCAATAATGGGTTCAAGTACTTAGCTCCTAAAATCGGAGATATAGTATTTGTCACTTTTGAATTTGGAGACCCAACTAAACCTCTATGGGAATATCATGGTTGGGGATTACAACAGATACCAAGCCCACTAGATGGCCCTAATAAAATGGGAATTATTACTCCAGAGGGAAATGTAATGGTACTAGATGATGACAATGGAAAGCTTACGGTTTATATAAATGGAGATGTAGGCCTTGCTGCTAAAGGAAACATTTCTATTCAAGCACAAGGCGATGTAAGCGTAGGTTCTGGAGATACAGTAATCTTAAATAAAGGGGAGAATCAAGGAGTAGTTAATATTAAAGAACTAACCGAGAAACTCAATAATACCATTAAAGAACTGGAAACTCTAAGAGCTTTATTCAATTCTCATGTACACTCCGGTGTAACTACTGGACCGGGTTCTTCAGGTCCTACTGTAACTCAAGCAAGTCAACCGTTCTCTACTTTCAAACAGGAAGATTATGAGGACACTAAATGTATACACTAATGGATAACTATCTTACTAACATTGTTGGAAAGGGTATGATATTCCCTATTCAACTTACGAGAAATGAAAAGGGTGAAACAGGTTGGTATCCTGTTAATGGTGATATGGCTTTGGTAAGAAATAATATAAGCTCTATAATGTATTATTTAATAGGACAACGATTTCGACAGGAAAACTTTGGGAATCGCCTATGGGAATGTATAGAGGAGCCAAATACACAAGCCCTAAGTTTTATTATTAAAGAGTTTATTAAAAGCTCAATTGGTGCATGGGAACAAAGGGTTACCCTTAAAGGTATTACCGTTTCTAGACAAGGTGCTAAAATAAACATAGAAGTTCATTATGTAGTTAATGAAACTTCTACTAGTCAGTACCTGTACCTGACCTACGATAAAAATGAAAATTCATTAAACTCTTATTAATATGGGAATCACTAATAAATGGCTCAACCCTTATCAGAGGTCTTACCAACAGATTAAGGCCAAGCTGATAGAATCACTTACGAATATCAAAGACAAAAATGGCAATGTACTCGTAACTGATTACTCGGAAGGAAATATCTTAATCATCATCCTTTCACTATTTGCGGCAATTGCCGAAGTTCTTCACTACTACATTGATAATATGGCAAGAGAAACTTTCTTAACTACAGCCAGAAAATATGGTTCAGTAGTTAAGCATGGGGCTTTGGTAGATTATCATGCAAGAGGTGCTATTGCAGCATCAGTAGATTTAACCGTATCAAGGGATGTATCTGGAGATTCTATTGGTGCTAAGTTAACTATACCGGCTGGTACTTTATTCACAGATCAGTCTGGTAATAAATGGTTATCTACTCGAGATGTAGTTTGGTATGCTAACGTTACTGATTGTAAGGTACCAGTAGTACAACATGAATTATATACAGAGAGTAAGGTCAATGGTATGATTATACCTTCAGAAGAGAAGTTAAGAATTACTCTTGGTACTTTACCTAATGGTAAATACTATGAACACGGAACTATGACTATGAAAATCGGTGGAGAATCATGGGTATTAGTAAATACCTTTGCGTATTCAAAACCTACAGATAAACATTTCATGGTAATAGTTGATGAGTCCTTAACTCCCTATATTACTTTTGGGGATGGGTTATATGGTAAGAAACCTGCTGCAGGTGCAAAGATATCTGATTTAAGTTTTTATCTTACTTCAGGTAGTAGTGGTAATGTTAAGTCTGGTACTATTACTTCAGTACCTTCAGCAATCTCTTCTTCAGTATCAAATGCAATTGTAAGTAATACCCATAATGCAGGTGGAGGTTCTAACTATGAAAATTTTGGTATGCTCAAAGAGCATATACCCTTAAGTGTTAAGACCCTGGGAGTAGCAATTACTAAACAAGATTTTATCGACTTAGCTAAACTAGTAGATGGGGTTAGTAAAGCTAAAGCCGAATATGAATGTGGTAGGAAGCTTATAGTATATATCTCTCCTGACAATGGTGTAATTGCCGATTCTAATATGATTCAAAAAGTATATGACGTATTACATCAGAACTCACCACTTACTACTTGGTTAACCGTTAAGTCTGCAGGTAAAGTAAATATTATCTTGGATGTAGAAGTTACTGGGAAGAAGTCTTATAAAACTTCAGAAATACAATCACAGATTCTTAGTGCATTATTTAATGCTTATTCTCCGGAGAACTCAGACATTGGCGGCAGCGTAAGAATCTCTGATATCTATGCACTCATAGATAATCTTGAATCAGTAGATTATTTACACTTGAAGAAGTTCTATACTAAACCATGGCCTACTACCGTATATGGTAACAAGGAATTAATCCTTGGTCAATTCCAATTGGATGAGGCTAATGGTAGTATGTCTTACTTTATATCTTTTTCCTCGGGTACTCAATTTACGGTACGTTCAGTTAAGGGAGGCTTTTCTTATGATGGCCAAGTGGGTAAGACTACACAGATTAGAGATACTATAAATGGATTTGTATTTGCCTTGGATATCCAGAACAATGGTTATCAATCCGGATTCAGATATACCATAACCATTGCAGAACCAAATATGGATTATACAGACCCAGGTTATAATATTCCGGTATTCGAAGACTCAAGTCAGTTAACACTTAAAGTAAACGAAATAGTATGATAAATCTTAAAAACCTAATTGATTTCTTACCTTTCGAATTTAAAGAGCAAGATACTTATAAAGTCGACGGTAAGGGCATATTAGAAAGATTTCTAGAAATTTGTGGTAACTATTTCCAAGAAGATATAACTAAAGATATTGATAATATTCTAGATATAATCGATATCAATAAAACTCAGCAGAGGTATTTAAATTACCTCTGGGAGTTCTTGGGAGCATTACCATTTGCTAGAACCGGAGAACACAAGGGAGTTCCCAACTTAAGCGATGAACAGATTCGAATTATCTTAAAGTATTCAATCTCATTACTTAAGATTCGTGGCTCAAGAAAGTTCTTCGAAATTCTTTTTAATATGTATGGGCTAACCTGTACAATTACAGACCCAACCGATGGAGAGATGGATAAATGGGAAAAGGTAGACCCCTTATATGATACCGATTATTCTCAGTACGACAAATACAACTATGATAAGATTTATGGTTGTGCTCAATGTATAGAGGTAGGTATTTCTATAAGCGGTCATGGGTTTACTTCCCCCACCCCAGAGTTCAAAGCTTTCAAACAATCAATTGATAAGTTATTCGATAGATTCTTACCATACAATGTATCTGGGAAGATTGCTTATGGATTTGATTTGGCTTACAATTATAAAATTGTAGCTGAACCTCTTATCAGTCCTGCAAAGATTGTAACAGGACATATAACAGAAGTACCCATTAGAGTAACTATTACTTCTGATTACGATGATGCCGATTTAAGATATCAGGTAACTGGATATGACCCATCTGAGAATAAGTGGAGCTCAAAGAAATATGAAAGCGGTTCTATTTTCTATGCAAGAAAGGGTGACCAAAGATATTATTTTCGAAGTGTAGGAGATAATTCAGTAACTACTTATGTAGATGTAGGTTTAGAATATTACACTAAATCTTATCACATATATGCCGACTTAGTAGAAGGAGGAACAGACCCAGATAATTTAGTAATTACAGGTACTAATCCAGTAATCAAAGTAAGGGTAACTGCAAATATGAATTATCAGGGAAATATTAAACCCGTATCGGTACAGTTACTTAATACTTATGAAACTAAAGATTCGGGTTCTGTTTGGGAAATAACTTCTGCAGGTACTTACGAATGGGTTATTGCAGACTTTCCTGCAAAGAAGGTTACTCTAAAGGTAACGGCAATTGCTACTAACTATACGGTATTCTGTGAACCTCGGAATATAAATCTTACCAACGGTGAAAAGTCTTTGATAACTATTCGTTCTTCAGATCCTAACGAAGATACAAGTCAACTTATTGCCGTATGTATTTCAGACCCAGGTATTTTAGTTCGTAATGGTCAAAGATGGGCACCAACTACTACTGGTACATTCCAATTTAGATGTACTAAAGATGACTCAGGTAATGCTAGTAATTATGGTACAGTAGTAGCTTACAGATTAGGTTATACGATTAACTACGATATAGACGTATCAAACAAACGATTAAACCTAAATGCTCAAGGTTCTGCATCAGTTAATCTTTGGGTTACATCGGGTATTTATTATTCTACTTTCGAAAGTGCAAACTTAGGTAGTTATTTTGATACCGAGGTGACCATTTACAAAAAGAATACCCAAGGTACTTGGGTAAAACTTGGTACTTTAGAATTAACTAATCGCTATGTAGTTGGTCCTGATTTCTACTATGGTAGAAGTACAGAATACCAATTTAATGAAGCTGGAAGTTATAAATTTGAATCGGTGGGTGATGCTAGTAAGTCTGTAGAAGTAGAAGTACTTGCTTATATACCTACTCCTCAATCCTACTTGTGGTTAGAACCTTTGAATGAAGAGGATGAGAATTGGTATGAATTAGAACCTTACTCTGAAGCTGAAGCAGATGCAGGAAAGTATATCAAGGCAGGCTATCAATTAACCAAATCCAAGAATTGCCAATTCTACCTACGTTGGGGAGAGGGTGGTAATATGATAACTGGGATTGACTTAGAGGGTTCATCTGAGAAATACAATTCGAACACTCTTATCACTTTCGATAAAGCAGGTAATTATGAGTTTTATTATCAAGGTTCAGTAGTAAGCCTTACGATTAAGGATGTTATACCTAAGTATATTTTAACTTGTAATCCAGTAAGTGCAGAACTAAGCAAAGCTGTACAAGAAGTATCTACTATCGTAACATGTACTTCAGATACTGGAGAAGTTTCGGATATTGTATACGAGACAGCTCCAGATGTAGTTCATCCAAGTCCTTATCAATTCTTTACTAATTTACCAGGTAAACATATTTTCTATGTGAAAGCTAATCCTGCAGTTAAAGCAGTATTCATAGTAAACCTGTTGGATGTAGTTGATAAGACAGAACTTACTTGGGAATCCAATGATATTTCGGAACAAAGTATTAATATATTAGTTCCGGAAGGAACAGAATGGTCACTTAAAATAGAATAAACAAAATGGAAAGCAGATCTTTTAACACATTATTTAAAACTGGTATCATTGGATTCACTTCTGAATGTTATGCCATTATCTTTAATTTGAGGTGGATGATTTTATTAGCCTTTGTACTAATACTTACAGATTTTTGGTTTGGGATATCTGCAAGTAGGGAAAAGAAGATTGAAATAAGAAAATCTAGAGCCGGGAGAAGAACTCTTAATAAAATCATTGATTACCTGTGTTACATCTTACTGGGTGCCGTAATAGGTAAAGCCATCGGAGAACCTTACGGATTAAATCCAATAACAGTATCTATAACGGTAATGGTATTATGTTACTGTTTTGAAATAGATAGTATTTATAATCATATCTGTACTTTACATGGTGTAGAAAAGAAGTACAGTATCTGGTCTATCTTTTGGAAATTGATAACCTTCAAGTTCAAGGCTGTAGGAGAGGCTTTCCAAGATATGAAAAACCAATCGAAAGAATATAAGAGTAATAACAATAACAAAGATACATTATGAAAACCTATTTTGATTATGAAGGTATAATAAAGTCTAAGGATGCAGCTGAAGCTATAGCTGCACCAGTAGGCATTGGTCCATTTTGTGGATTTGGTTCTGCAACGATTGTAAATAATGCAATCACTCTCTTGCCTAATGGAGAACCTACTTCTCCTGCATATCAAGCAATAAAGGATAGAATCCTTTCAAGGTATATGACTAAAGCTGCAGATTCTGGTGAAGGACCAGATACAAATTTTGGTTGTATAGCAAGGGATGGTACAATCTATATTTCTGATAGTGCTAATATTAGTATACCTAATATTGAAGGCTCAAAGGGTTCTAATGAGGATGTGATTGTATTTGCTTACCATACACCTTTGGAAGAGCCTGTACAGAACCCAGTACAGTTCAGAGCTTTCTGGAATGAATCTAATTCGTTCTATTCTCTGTACAAGAAATCAGTAGACCCATTATACCCAACACCCAAGGATTCTAGAAACCTGTCAAAAACAAATGTATTAGAAGATAATGAATTATCATATGAGTCTCTAGTGAATAGAGCTATGGCTTCAGTATCTCAAGGTTTGGTAGACAAATCCTCAATGGTATTAATTGGTATATATGGGCAAGGTACTAATTCAATGGATAACTCAGTAGAGAAATATTCTATTGTTCCTTATGCAGGAAAGTTTCCCCAACCAGTAGAATATAATACTGCTATCCATGGAATGCAACAAGCCAATATAGAAACTCTCTTACGACTATTGCAAGGATTCCCAAACTTTGATATCAAGGCTTACATTGATGAAAAGCTTGGTGGTATGGCAGGAGCTAATATACCAAGAGGACTAATTGCCATGTGGAATGGAGTTTCTGTACCAGAAGGTTGGGCTTTATGTAATGGTCAGATTGTAGAAGACTTACAGACACCAGACTTATCGGGTAAGTTTATTGTTGGCTGGTCATCAGGTAATGAGGATTACAATTTGATTGGTAATACGGGTGGCCAAGAAAAAGTAACTCTTTCAACTCAAGAGATTCCATCTCACGTTCACAATTTCGCAGATGCTTACTTTATCGAGGCTCATTCAGATTTGGTGGGAGCTAATGGTACTCAATGGATTGGTAATAACCTTTCTGGTAGTAATAAAACTGATAGAGATAATTCTTATGTATGCCTATGGGACCATGATACCAGGGCTGCAGGTGGAGGTCAACCTCACGAAAATAGGCCACCTTATTACGTACTGGCATACATTATAAAACTATAATATTATGTCTTAACTACTTATATTGTTGACAAAGAACTTTTAATTTATGAATTATAGGAGAGGGACGTTGGGAAACGCCCCTTTTCTTTTGTGTTTAGTAGTGAAGTTCTTCTTTAGCTTTCTCTTCCCAATATAAGATATCTTGTTTGAGTTCTCCTATGTATTTAACCGACTTCTTAGTTCTAGGCATATCAAAGAACTCAACCAGCATTATATTGGTGATTCTTTCTCCATCTTTAATTCGGTCTTTAATATAAGGAGGTGGAGTAAGTAATACTTCAAATACCATATAAGCATCTGGAGATAATTTCTCTTTCATATACTTATATAATAATTCAAGCATTTCTTCCTTAGCCTTAACCTCTTCATCGTCATCTTCTAACTCTTTATCATTATCAAATAAGTCTTCAAGTTTAAATAGGTTCTGATTGTATTCTGCAATCTCTCCATAGGCAAATCGAAGAAGCTTATTCTTAAATGTAGCAAGAGAAGAAAGGATTCTTGCTTTAAGATGTTCTTCACTACAAGTACCGTAGTACTTATTAAAAACAAATAACATTTTATCCCAGAAATAAGAAGATATTATATCTGGCGTAAGGTTAAACCTTTTGTAATCAATCTGTTTGATAAGGTTCCGAATAACTGGCTTACAAACTTTGTATAACCGATTAAACATTGCTTCATCATAATCCCGCATGGGTTTTAATCTATGAAGCTCTGAACCATTGTTTCCATTACATTTCCTCATATTCTTTAAGTATTTCGTTATGCAAATATAATAAATATATTTTATATCTGTCTCTTATACACATCTCCG